AATTTCTAATTCTCCTCTAGCAGATGGTGTAAGATTTCTAGCTCTTTCTCCTGCAGTTTTATCATAAAAATAAATTCCAGTCGCCGCGATATTACTTTTTGGATCCATGGGTTTTTCTTCTATTGATCTAACTCCTCTGCGACCGTTAGTGTAATTTGTTTCTATTACACCATAGTCACAAGGATTAGATACTCTATAACCCACAACATGCGCTCCGCATTCTTTTGACCATTTGAATGGTTCTATACCTGTAAAAATATTATCACCTAAAATTAAACATACATCATCATCTCCTTGCCACTCTTCAGCAATAATTAACGCTTCGGCTATACCTCTTGGTGATGTTTGAATTTGGAAGGTAAAATTAATTCCAAGATATGGATTACTCTTTCCATCTTCTTGTTTGAACAAAGAAAGTAAATGCGGAAAAGCTGATCCGTTCGTGATAATCATTACATCTTTTATACCTAACTTGATTAAAGTAGAAAGAGGATAGTAAATTGTAGGCTTGTCGTATACTGGTAAGAGTTGTTTAGAAACTACTTTTGTGGATGGCCAAACTCTAGATCCAGTACCGCCTGCGAGAATGATACCTTTCATATATTTATATTATAGTGTCTAATTTGCCGAATCAACTACTTTTTTAGGCTGAGAAATAATAAATAATTGTAAAGGTTTACTATGAGTAGAAGAACTATACAATCACCTGGAGTTGAAATCCGAGAAATAGACTTAACACAACGGCCCGCTGCACCCGTTGGAACAAGTGTTTTTATTGCAGGTTTTG